CTACTCACCAAACGTGCCCGTCGTATCGCATACAACGCAGGGGTCGCCGTATGACAGGATCACCACAAATAATGAGAGACGGCACGCAGTGGTCACTAGTTAAGAATCTTGCCGCGGCACTAGAACGCGTGGGACCAATCGAACCAGTACCGCTAAACGTGGCGCGGCAGGATTGGGCAATGGTGCGTGAAGTGTACGGGCGCAAGCCGAACCAATACAGCGCGCCACTATTAACGGCGCCCGACGGTAATGCCAAAATAGCGCGGTCCAATAAGCCGACCTATTCACTGGCATTATCTGCCGGTCGCCGCGGTTACAACGTGTGCCCGTGTGCTACCGACTACTGCGAGGATCCATGCCTAGGAAAGTGTGCCGGTAGAAATATCTTCGCGGAAACTCAAACCGCGCAAGATATGCGGACCTACTTTCTCGCGGCGTATCCGCGGTCGTTTGTCACTGTCCTAGATGACGAATTATGGCGCGGACTACTCAAACGTCAACGCGACGTAGGACCTAACGCAACTATTGCGTGTCGATTGAATGCGTACTCTGACGTCATTTGGCCGCGGGTATTGGGGACAGATTGGTTCGCTAAATATCGCAACCTAATCACGTTCTACGACTACACCAAACGGCACCCGCGAACACTGGTAAACGTGCCCAACTATCACCTAACGATAAGCGCTAACGAACGGACAACGCACGCCGATATACGTGCCGCGTTCGCTAGTGGTCGCAACGTCGCGATTGTTGGTGCACGGCGCTACGGCGAACCATTGCCAGCGTCTATCTATCCAATCATTGACGGCGATAGGACTGATGCGCGGTGGACTGATCCACGCGGCGTAATCGTTCACCTATCCCGAAAAGGAAAAAAGCTCCACGCCGAATCGCCGTTTATACGTGACGACCTATTAGGTCTCACGTCCGCGTCGGTAGTGATCGATCTATCACCTAGGCGGGCAACGTGAACGCGCTACTAATAGGCGAACCTATCGCTATGTGGACCAATCTAAACCGCGGTTGCATAAGTGCTCAGCACAGCGGGCAGAAGGTGATGCACTTCCAGAACGTCACGCTAGAAATTAAAAACGTGACATGGGCATGCCCGCCAAAAGGATTCGCCGCGGCAACAATACAGCGGCACGTATTCGCGAGAATGCGCGGCGAATTGGTAGCCATGCATGGCGACGATTGGCGACCATCCATAAATTCACGGCGCGTATCTCTAAACACTAAAGAGCGCGGGCACTTGCCGTACTTCCACACATTGCCGAACGAGACGCCCGTGTACGGCACGCCTATGGCATGGCTATCCCATACCGCGGGGAATAGGTTCCCTATCGCCTACGGGCTAGGCGGCGACATAGACACCGTGAACGCATGCTAAGCGTGGCGCTCACGGGCGCGTTCCTAATCGCTTGCCTAATCGCGGGGATCCTATTCGGCGACATATAAACGACAACTAAACGACGACGACGGGCGCCCTAACGGGCGCCCGTCTCGCGTCTACGGCGCGCCGTCCCTACGCCCGTCTAAGCGCGCGAATTGTGCCACGGTAGTTAGGTTCGCTAGCGCTCGCGGGCGCCCGCTAAACGGCGCCTAGCCCGTCATAATCTGATGTTTGTGCATGGTTCGCGGCGATTAGTGACAGATATCTGGCGCTACCGGCAAGCCTATTGCCACGGGCTAGGGATTGGGTCTCATGACCCAATCGCACGCCCGCAGCTTCAGCTGCCCCTGCCCGAGGGCACCCCCCAGGGGGGGCGGGCCGGCGGGCGGGCGGGGTGTATAGATAAGGATCGACAGTGCGTACTACTTTTTTTCTTGGCTGGCCCATTCGAGCGGATGTCGTTGCTGTTGTTTGTCTGTCGTGAGCTAGCTCTGTACGCCACTTGTTTTTAAGTTGATCGCGCTAGCTCTAGCGCTGTCCCTGTTTGGTTACAAACTGCAGGGTGTCCCATTGCTATTTTGGTGGGACGGTGTGCTCATGTTTTTGAGCGATTGGAGTTTTGGATGCCTCAGAATGGTGGCGGTAAGGGTTGGGTGACTGATCCTGATTCTGGTGTGAAGGTGATGCCTGATCATTGGCGCGAGTTTTTGGAGTGGTTGTTGTTGGGGCCTGAGCGTGAGCCGAAGACGCAGAAGGCTTGGGCGGTTGATCATGACGTACATGAGGATTCGTTGCGTCGGTGGAAGCGTGATCCGCGGTTTCGTAAGGAGTGGGAGGCCAGGGCGGCTGAGTTGAATGTGCATGTTGAGCGTGTGCAGACGGTGATTGATGCTGTGTATCGGGAGGCTGCGAAGGGGGATGTGAAGGCTGCGTCTTTGTATTTGCAGTATGTGGATCGGTTTACTCCGAAGCGTCAGGTGATTGTTGATGAGGCTGAGGCTTCGGCGTTGTCGGATGGTGCGTTGATTACTGAGTTGGAGGATCTTTTGGATGCTCTTCGGGATGGGGACTGAGTTGGGGGATCCGAAGACGTTGGTGGAGGTTTTTGAGGAGCATCCTGAGTTGATGGGGGAGCGTGGTGTTGATCCGTTTGATGATGACGCTCCTATTGAGTGTTCGGTTGATGGTTATGAGGTGTGTGATTCATGCACTTAGGGGGATGGGATGAGTATCGAGGATGTGGCTGAGAAGGCCGATGTTTGGTCTGAGGCTATTAGGAAGATTGTTAAGGCCATTGTTGCGGCTGGCGTCGCGTTGGCGGCAGCGATTGGTGGTGTGCTGATGTGGTGGCCCTTTGGGGTGAGTGAGTCTGTGGATGAGTCTCCCGTTGAGGGTTGGGGGTCGCAGTGTTCGCAGTTGTATAGCGCTATGGATCATACGTGGACTGAGTCGCAGTGGTCTGTGTGGGAGCAGTTGCGGAAAGATCTAGGCTGTTAGTATGACAAATTTTAGGGTTTCGGTGTGTGCGGGTCAGGGGTTTAAGATTCCTCCGATTATCCGTGAATATAGGAGGGATGATCGGGTGTGGTTTCCTGATGTGTGTGTGTTCAGTGACTCCCCGTCGATGTACCCGTACAAAAAGTATGTGCCTGAGCATATACACGGGGGCGAAAGCTAACGAAGTGGGTAGCCGTTGTACCACATCACTGCGCTGTGTCGCTGGCCTTTGGTGATGGGTGTTATTTGGTGGTCCATGAAACTGGGGAATACGGTCATTGATCCTCTGGGGGCGTTGTTGAAGGTGTGGAGTTGGTCGTAGCAGCGGATCTGTAGTTCGCCGCCTTCGTAGTCTTCGGGGTTTGTTAGGTTGACTGTTGCCGAGAGTTTGCGGACGAGCCCTTGGAGTTTGGGGAAGGGTGTGAAGGTCAGTGGGTTTGGGTGCTCGGTTTGGGTTGTGAATTTGCGGGCGGCGTGGTGGTCTTGGTTCCCATCGATGTGCCAACGGTATCTTCCTTGCGGGTGGTATCGGGTGTACTGGACGGCTTCTGTGGCCTGTAGGTCGTATCGCCATCCTGCTTCTGTGTTGGCTTGACGTACCAGTGCGGCGATTAGGTCTGTTAGGTGGGGGTCGTAGAGCCAGGAGACTTGGGAGTCGCGATGGTTTTCGTCATGTCCGAAGTGGATTCCCTCGATTTGTTCGGTTGCAGCTGCGGCGTGTTGGATGTCGTCGCATTGCTGTTGGGTTAATGCCTCTGGGACGTACCAGTAGTGGTTGGTAAGCATGTCTCGATTCGATGATTTGAGGAAGGAAGTGGAGTGGCGTAAGTGTGTACGTGATGAATCTTACTTCTTGCGTAACTACTGGTCTATCGCTCATCCAGCGCATGGTCGTATTCTTTTCGATTTGCGTTCTTCGCAGGAGCATGCTTTGGGGGAGTGGGCTTCTGCGCGTTATTCGTTGACTCTTAAGGCTCGCCAGATTGGGTGGACGACGTTGGTTGCGGCGCACCAGTTTTGGTTGGCGTTTTTTCATGACGATCAGAACATTATTGATTTGAGTCGTACAGAGCGGGAAGCGGTTTTGTTGTTGCGTAAAACGAAGTATGGCTTTCAGCATTTGCCTAGGTGGATGGTGGCGCGTGGCCCTAAGTCGCTTGTGGATCATCAGCAGAGAATGCAGTTTGAGAATGGGAGTCAGGTTACGTCGATGCCTTCGGCGTCTGATCCCGCTCGAGGTGAATCTGCGACTCTGATCGTGGTTGATGAGTGGGGGTTTCTTCCTAATGCGGAGGAGGCGTGGGCCAGTATTGAGCCTGTTGCTGATGTTGGGGGCCGTATTATTGGTTTGAGTACGGCGAATGGTTCGGGAAACTTTTTTCATGAGTTGTGGGTTGGTGCTACGACTGGGGCGAATAAGTTCAGTCCAATGTTTTTTCCGTGGTCTGCGGTGGAGGATCGGGGTGAGGCGTGGTATGCGGAGAAGGTTGATTCGATGTTGCCGTGGCAACTCGCTCAGGAGTATCCGACTACCGCTGAGGAGGCGTTTGTTAAGTCAGGTAACCCTGTTTTCGATTTAGACGTTTTGGATGATATGGCGAAGCGTGTGAAGCGTGGCAAGCAGGGGTTTATGTGGCGTAACGGTAAGCATGTGGAGTTTCGGGTATGAGTATGACGATTTTTGAGCCACCACAGCTTGGTCATGCCTACGTGATGGGGGTTGATACTGCTGAGGGTTTAGCTCACGGCGATTATTCGGCGATTCAGGTGTTGGATGTTGGGACTGGGGAGCAGTCTGCTATTTGGCATGGACACATTGCGCCTGATTTGTTGGCCGAAGAGGTGTACGCCGTTGGTTTGCATTACATGGACGCACTTTGTTGTGTGGAGTCCAACAACCACGGGTTGACGACGATCACTGAGTTACGGCATTTGGGGTATCCGAGGTTGTTTCGCCGTCGAGCGTTGAATCAGGTGTCGAATCGGGTGTCTCAGGAGTATGGGTGGAAGACGACTCGTACTTCTAAGCCGTTGATGATTGACGAATTGAGTTCTGCGTTGCGGAATGACGAGATTTGCTTGTACGACAAACATACGATTGCCGAGTTGCGGACGTTTGTGCGTAACGAGAGGGGTTCGATGTCTGGTTCTCCTTACGATGACCGTGTGATGTCGTTGGCTTTGGCGAATCAGATGCGTAAGTACGCTCATGCGCCCGAATATGTTGAGAAGGAAGATGATTACTGGACGGTGAACTGGTTTGCCCGTCTTGCTTCGGGTGTGCCGGCGGCTGCAGGGACTCGGATCGGTGGGAATACGTTGCGTGGGACACCCCGCAAGGGCTATTGACGCCTACTTTTTGAGGTTATCGATGGGAAGAAACATCGCTCATACTCCTGGTTCCACAGTTGATGGGGCTAAGGGGAAAAACAATAAAATGGAACGTGGTTCTAGCGTTTCAGCTAATCCGATCTGGTCGCCTGGGGGTGGAC